AAGTAAGCACTGATGAAGGGTATACATATATAACTGAGGATGTAAATCAAGACTTCTCATCAATTTACCTAACCTCTAATCAGAAGATTCAACTAGAACCAGCTCAAGAGTTTAGTTTATTTTCTCCTCAAGCCACTAAAGTGTACGAAGAGAGTCAGTTCCTAGCCAGCAGTAATCGTATTACGTTAAACGGTAGGGATAGTATAATAGGTACTGCTACTAACGACATAGGGTTAAAATCCTCTAACATGTATCTAGAAGCATCTAGTAATTTAATAGCTGATGCAAGCAGAATTCAATTAGGAGCAAGAAACACCCAACCAGTACTCAAAGGAGATGATACAGTAGCATTACTTAAGTCACTAATAAGTGAATTAAGAAGTTTAGGTACTGTACTAACTATATCAGCATCCCCCACTACAGTAGTAAATCTAGCAGACGCCGGAACTTCCCTAGTAGAGCGTGCAATATCCCTAGAAGGTAGATTAGAGCAGATTAAATCTAAAAAGACATTTACTGAGTAATGGCACTAGACGGATTATATAAAATCATATTAAAGAATAAACATGCTGTACGTCAAAAAGCAGAAGACCGTATAGATAGTTTAGTTCGAGAATATATCCCAACTAGTGTAGAGGATGCACCCTGTCCTGCACCTGCCGATCTACAACGTATATTAGCTATTAGAGAACAAGTAAGGCAACCAATACTTACACTAAATAAAAAAGTAGAACCCCTTAACAACTTCTTAACTAAGATACCACCAGTACTTTCAGCAATCAAAATTGCTATCGGAATATTTAAAGCACTCCCGATACCTAATCAGTTTACAACAGCTGGGCTAGTACTGACATTAGGAGATAGGTTAGCAGATTTAAAAAAACTCGTCGAAGACTTTGAAGATGAAGTACGAAACGGAACCGCAGTAGTAGCCGGTGTAAGTAAAACTACCCAGGATATTCTGACAAAGTTAGCAGAGATTGATGCTCTAGTAGAGAAATGTGCTGGAGAAGCTATTGAACAAGATCCTGAATTCGCCGCATTAGTAGACACACAGTTAAAACAAACTAATGAGAATCCTCTTGAAGAGGAGTATAGAGGGTATCAAATAAAAATAGAAGAAGAGAAAGTAGGTAAGCTTACTCGGAGATTTGCAGTAGCAATCAACAGCAAAGGTGAACGATCTGTAGTAGGGAATAAATCCTTCTCAGCAACAACAAAAGTATTACTAGACGAAGCTAAGTTTGAAGTAGACAAACTTCTACAATAAAACTATTTATAATTATGAAAGCATCTCAATTTAAAGAATTAATTAAGGAAGCGGTAAGAGAAGTCATCAAAGAAGAATTCTCAACATCTGCTCAACCCGTACAGGAGCAAGCAGCTAGACCTGCTTACAAGCCTACGGGTAATCCTATGCTTGACGCTTTAAACGAAACTAGAATGGGTATGACCTCTGAAGATTATCAAAATCTAAACGGAGGTACTATGCAATCAACCATGGCTCAAAACTTTAATAGAGCATCGTTTATGCCTCAAGGTAGAGCTATCAAACCAGTTTCAGACGATCCACAAGCAGTAGCACAAGCAATCGCAGCAGCACCAAAACAGGGATTAGATTTATCTCAACTAGGATTCATCAACAAAGCAGCCGCAATCGTAAATACAGCAGATAGAAAGCAAAGAGAGAAGAATGGCCTATAACCCACGTAAAATTGATCCACTAGATTTACAGCCAAGAAAAGCTGTAGGAGTAGCCTTACCTTTCTCAGGTAGGGCTGTTTTCAATTCTACGTATCAAACTAAAGATGCTATTAGAAACAACCTCATCAACTTCTTTTTAACAGGAAAGAATGAAAGAGTGTTTAATCTTAACTTTGGTGCAGGATTAAGAAACTTACTCTTTGAAAACATTACACAAGATAAGATTGATGAGATTAGAGAATTAATCTTAGAGAATCTACAGTTATACTTTCCAAGAGTTATTGTTAGAAACCTAACCTTAGACTCAGCACCAGATCAAAACTTAGTACAGTTCCAATTAAGGTACGCTGTATCTGAGACTAATATAGAAGACGAAGTAGCAATTAACTTTGAAGTATAATGGCAGAAGAAAGAGACATTAAGTACGTTAATAAGACTTTTAGCGATCTACGTCAACAGTTGATTGACTACGCTAAGAATTACTTCCCAGATACTTACAATGACTTCTCACCAACATCACCAGGTATGATGTTTATGGAGATGGCAGCGTATGTAGGAGACGTATTATCATTTTATCAAGACATCCAGCTACAGGAGACATTACTCCAGTATGCTCAAGAACCAGGTAATCTATACAGCTTAGCCTATATGATGGGTTACCGTCCAAAGATCTCAACAGCTGCAACTGTCGACATTGACGTATTCCAACAAGTATCAGCAATCGCTAACGTACCTAACTGGAATCAAGCTTTAGTCATCCCTGAGAATACTCAACTAGAATCAACAGCAGCAGGGCAAGCTAGATTCTTTATCGATGAAAAAGTTAATTTTGGATTCTCTAGCTCATATAGTCCTACAGAAGTATCTGTTTACGCTTCATCAGGAAACACTATTAATACATTCTTATTAAAGAAGACAGTAAAAGCATTCTCTGGAGAAGTAAAAACAAAAACAGTCTCAGTAGGATCACCAGAAAGATTTAAGACTATTACTTTAGAAGATTCTGATATTATCGGCATCTTAGATGTAAGTGATGGGAGTAACGATTGGTACGAAGTGCCTTATTTAGCTCAAGATACTATCTTCGAAGAAACTGCTAACGGCAGCTCTGATGCTAATCTCGCTCCTTACTTATTATCATTAAAGAAAGTACCTCGTCGATTTGTAACCAGATTTACATCAACAGGTAACTTACAGCTTCAATTCGGAGCAGGTACTACAAGTCAAGATGACTCAGTAATTACACCAGATCCTACCAACGTAGGATTAGGTACAGGTAACGGAGTGAGTAAGATTGATGTAGCTTACGATCCTTCAAACTTTATGTTTACCGGTACTTACGGTTTAGCTCCTTCAAACATTACCTTAACTATTAGGTACCTCGTAGGAGGAGGAGTCGAAGCTAACGTTCCTGCTAACACAATTACCACAGTAATTAACCAAGCTACTGCAACAGGTACGGATACTTCTCAAGCATCTACAATCGCTTACAATAATCCTAGAGCAGCCTCTGGAGGTAAAGATGGAGATACAGCTGAAGAAATCAGACAGAATTCTTTAAAAGCTTATTCTGAGCAATTAAGAGCAGTAACTAAAGAAGATTATATTGTTAGAGCATTATCAATGCCTTCTAAATTCGGATCAGTTGCCAAGGTACATGTATTACAAGATCAGTTGACAAGTACTAAATCTACTACTGATAATATTATCGATAGTAACCCTCTTTCATTATCAATGTACGTACTAGCTTACGATAATGATAGAAAACTAACAACTGCAAGCACAAATCTCAGAAACAACCTTAAACAGTACTTATCTCAATACCGTATGTTAACAGATGCAATCAACATTAAAGATGCATTTGTTGTTAATATCGGTGTTAAGTACGATATTGTGATAAGACCAGGAGCAGTAGGTAGAGAAGTACTTCTAAGATGTACACAAGCCTTACAGGAGCATTTTGATATTAGAAAATGGAATACCAACCAACCTATCAATATAGGAACTATTTACAGCTTACTTGACAGAATTAAAGGAGTACAGACAGTTCAGAGTGTAGAGATTGTAAACAAAGTAGGAGGTAACTACTCTCAGTATGCATACGATATTAAAGGTGCAACTAAAAACAACATAGTCTACCCTTCTTATGATCCATGTATCTTTGAATTAAGAACTCCTAATAGTGATATTGAAGGTAGAATAACAACATTATAAGATGGCAGTATTTAAAATCTTTCCTGAAAAAGACGCTACTCTATATTCTGAGTATGTAGACATGAACACCGGAAGGGATGAGATCTTAGAGATCGCTTCCTACTATAAAGGTGATTTGAAGTATGTAAATAGAACTGCTATTGCTTTTGATTCTGCTGAAGTAGCTAACGTACTAGAAACTTACGTATCATCCTCTAACAGAGCAGTAACCAACTTCAGTGCTTCTTTAAGATTGATGCTAGCTAGCGCTAACGAACTACCTACAGCATACACTCTCCATGCTTTCCCAATCTACTCAGGAGCTAGTACATGGGAAGTAGGTAATGGTAAATATGGAGATGTTCCTAGAAACTCTTCAGGTATAGCTTGGAACAGAACTAATGCTGCAGGTGGTGCCTGGTCAGTAACTACTAACGTAACTGCATCTTACAGCGGATCTATTGGAGGCGGAGCTTGGTATACAGGATCAGGAGCATACGATTTTACAGGCATGACTCAATCTCATGCAGTAAATTCTACTCACGATATTAACGTTAATATTACCGAAGGAGTTAAAGCACATTATGCAGGTGAAATAGTCAATTCTGGTTTCATGCTTAAGCTTCAAGACAGTCTAGAGTTTCAAACAGACCGTCAAATGTACTTAAGATACTTCGGTACAGATACACATACAATCTACCCTCCACACTTAGAGATTAAATGGGACGACTTTAGCAACGCTTCAGCATTGACCGAAACTGCAGACCCAGACTCAGTAGTTAAGATTAAAAATAATAAAGGAGAGTATGCTGATATCGGTAAGCAGAGATTTAACTTACATGTTAGACCTAAATACCCAGCAAGAAACTTTACTACATCTTCTGCATACCTGACTAACTACTATCTTCCAACATCTTCATACTGGGGATTGAAAGATGAAAATACTGAAGAGATGGTTATCGACTACGATACTACGTTCACTAAAATTAGTAGAAACGATAGCGGTAATTACTTCGACATTTACATGGAAGGCTTAGAACCAGAGAGATATTATAGAGTTCTAATCAAATCCGAAATCGACGGCTCAACAAGTATCGTTGATGAAGATTTAGTATTTAAGGTAGTAAGAAATGGCTAACCAGAAAGTTCAAATAAAGAAAACAGTTTATAGCAGCGAAGGACTTTCTAAGATCGTAGATAGAGAGTTCAAAGCTTTTGCTGATCCGGTACCTGTACAAGATACAGATACGGTAGATGAACTTTTTAGATTATACGATAAACTATATTTAGAGATACCAGTAAACGGAGAGGTGAACTCACATGAGTATTTAGTAAATAAAAGCTCAGAACTTGTAGACGTTGATCTCGACAATGAAGCAATACAGCCGTTATTAGAAGAGATATCTCAACTAAGACAGCAGTTACTAGAAGCAAATATTGAGATTGCAAATCTTAATACTAATTTAGCAAATGGCG